TGCCCGCACACGTTCCAAAGTGTGACAAGGAGAAATGACCAAGAAGTAAGAAAAAAGGCAGGAAAAAGAACTTTGCCGCTGGTCAGCAAAATTTCTATTTTAAAACAATTCGTTTAGGCAACGGCCGGAACGGCAGCAGTGTAAATTGCAGGCACATTCAAGAAGAAAAAGAAATTGAAATCTGTTCCAATTGAAGTGTAGTACCTAACAACAACACCATTTGCGTTCTGACCGCTGGACGCTGGATTCACGCGGAACTGAAGCTCCACAGTATCATTGTCCGTACCATCAAATGAATTGCCGAGGGTTATGCCACCTGGAAAAGTGGCTACCATTCGGTAAGGAGAATACATAGGCAATTGTGCCTCAAGACCTGTTTGGGTCTTCTGATTCACCAAGCATCCGCCTGCGAAGCTTGGGTTAAGCGCTTCAATGACGTCATCTCGAGCCGAAATGTTTCGAGTGACGCCAACGCCAACATACTGTCTGACATAGTCAGCTCTCGTCCGAGTCTGACCATTCTTCCTAGTAAGAACCATGGAATCAATGTATTGTTTTGAATCTATATTGATACGCCAGTTCATAGAACCACGCATACCAACAAAACAATTCATCATCCACTCAAAGGGGGAAACAATCGTATAGTTGTAATTCCCTTCAGCGGAATCGTTTATGCCGTTAGGGTCTCTACCAGATGGAATAGGGTATCGGCCCATTTTAAAGGTCGCTTGACGCCACTGCGTCGTTGTATCGCTATCCAATTGGACATTGCGATGAAAAGAATAACGGCGAAGTAATGGGCGAAGGCTTTTAACAGCCTCACCCATATACACCAAGCAAGCCTTATCGACATAGTCCTGAGGATCTCCCAAACAATGAACTTCCTTCTCTTCCTGGTCAGTCATGTTCTGACTACCAGTAGAGGGCACATCAGCACTCTGAACTTCAAAGAGAGAGTAGTTATCGTTTAGGGTAACGGGAGACGAAAAACTCAGGTTGGGTGCCCCTCGTACTGAAACCGCCACTGAAACAGTGGACGGAAGAACTGGGGCAGTGAGTCCAGTAAGGACTCGCACAGACAATACACCATTATCCAAATTAGGGTCATAGGTTGTAAGACCAAAAGGATTAGATGTCGCGGTTTGTACTGTGTA